GACCGAGGGCTTGCCGTTGATGACGGCGATGTTCTGCAAGGCCTGCAGCGGGGCCAGGCCCAGCTCCATGCCCCATTGCACACAGACCATGATGTCCTGCGGTTTGCCCTGGTACTGCTTGGGCACCATCTGGCTGGAGGCCAGCATCTCGCTGAACTGGATGGCCTCGGTGATGGTGGTGGGCGCAAAGCCCTGGCGGGTAGTGGTCAGTTGCATTTCATGTCTCCTTCGTTTGGCAGGTACTCTTTGATTGTTTGGAAGACCAGGGCGACGATGGAGGTAATGACCTCATCGGCCTCCTCCTCGGTCATGTCGGTTGCGTTGAGCAGCGCCACCAGCGCTCGGTTGTGGGCCTCCATGATGGCCGGCATACCTTCGTCCCTCATGACTTCACCGGCTTGATGGTGATGGTGGACTGCCGGATGGTGTAGGCCTGTTTAGCCGGCACGAACTTCTCGCCCTGCGCCTTGTACGAGCGCACCGGCCAGGCAATGCTGTAGCCCCCTGCCGTGGCCTTGGTAGCCGCGCCCATCATGGCCTTGAGCTGCTCCTCCAGGATGGCCTTGGTGTCCTCCTGCTCTTTGATCGTCCTGCTGGCGGCCACGATCGCCGCCGCGATGTCAACAGCGTCCGGCAGATCCACGGCCTTGTCCTCGACCGGGTACGGCCCGCGTAGGTCTGGCCATTGCTCGCCCTCTGCCGGCGGGTAGTAGTCCACCAGGCCTGTCGTTTTCCATTCATCCAGCCGGCGCTGGAAGTCGATGGCCACCTCTGCAATTTTTTTGACCGTTGCCTGGTGGGGAGCGAACACGAATACGCGCAGCTCGGTGCCCCGGTACAGGGTGCAGACCGCACCCCACTTGGCCTGCACGATGTCCATCTGGGCCTGCAGCTGGATGGGGCCGCGCCACAAGGGCGGCACATCATCGGGCGGCATGGCCGTCAGCTTGGCCTCAAGCACTCCGACGCCGTCCAGCGTGATGCTGTCCTGGCCGATGACGTACACGCCGGCAGCCGGGTCGGTGCTGATGACCTGGCCACGCCCGTCTGCCGTGCCGTCCAGGCTGCAGCACAGGGGCAGGCTTTCGTGATACCGGGCGACCGGGTGATCGGTGACCATGTCGGTCAGCTCCAGCCGGCGGGCCGCGTCCTCCAGGATCAGCGGCTCCATGATGTTGCCCCAGGCCATGGCCTCATTGCCGATGTCCCGGCGCTCCTCGCCCTTGAGGGCGCGGATGCTGTATTCCAGCTCATCGTTGGGGGTCTGGTAGCGGCTGATGCCCATGATGCCTGGCAGGCGGCTGGCCGACAGCATCGTGTCGGGGGTGACTTTATTGACCATTGGTTTCTCCTTGGTTGGTCAGCTGATAGACCCGGACGACACGGGCGTGCGCCTGGGGATGGGTGGCCTCGGTGAAACCGACGGCCTTGAACTGCTTGGTCTTGAACACCGCGCCCAAGACGGACGGGTGCATCTGCGCGGGCAGCTCGATGCCGGCGCGGATGTCGTTGATGCTGACGGTGCCCTGCTTGCGGCAGACCTCGGCGGCCAGCAGCCGGCAGCGGGCCAGGAATACGGCGTCCCTAGCCTGGAACAGGTTGAGCTGGGCGTCACGGATTGCCGCACCGATGTCTTGCGGCTGCATCACTTGGTCACCCAGATGATGGCCAGGGCCACTGCAGCGATGACGTACAAGCAGCGCAGGAACAGCCACTCGGTCTGCTCGCCTACCGATCGCTTGTCACCCAGCAGCGCCGACTGCAGGCGCTCCTCGGTGGCGCTCAGGTTCACGCGCCTGGGGGGCTGGTAGTTGGAGCCGATCATCACTTTGCCGGTGTTGTAGGGGATCTTCTTTTCCATGGTTTTCTCCTTCAGTTGCTGATGCGTTTGAGCAGGTTGGACACCTGGCTCGGGTTCCAGTTGATGTTGCCGCGGGGTGTCTCGACGCCGCGGGCGGTCAGAGCCGCAGCAATGTCGCGCAGGGTGCAGGCACCCGACTTGCGGACGATGTCCTGCACCAGGGGGCCAACGCGCTCGGCGTAACGGTCGGCCTTGGCCTGGATCTTGGCGATGCCCAAGGCGCTGCCGACCTCGGGAGTAGGGCAGCCCAGCTGGCGGCCCTGCGCCTTGACCTGGGCCAGGGCGGCCTTGGTGCGCTCGGAGATCTTGCGGGCCTCCCACTCAGCGAACACGGCCATCATCTGCAAGAAGGTGCGGTCAGCCTCGGGCATATCGGCGCAGACAAAGGGGACAGAGCTTTCCAGCAGGCCGCTGATGAAGTGGACGTTACGGGCCAGGCGGTCGAGCTTGGCGATCACCAGGGTGGCCTTTGTACGCTTGGCCAGGCTCAGGGCGTGAGCCAGCTGCTCGCGGTCATTCTTGCGGCCAGACTCCACCTCGGTGAACTCGGCCACCAGCTCGGCCTGGCCGATGTGGCGGGCAACGGCCTCGCGCTGGGCATCCAGGCCCAGGCCGCTCTGGCCCTGCTTGTCGGTGCTGACGCGGTAGTAGGCGACGAACTTGCCGGTGTGCGGGGTCATGATCAGGCTCCCAAGCTGTAGCCGAACATGAAGGCAGGCAGGGACTGCGTGCGGATCAGGCTGCGGCGGGTGCTGGGGTGGAGGTAGGCAACGTCCATCCACTTGTTGTGCGCCTCAATTGCAACGTCATGCTCCAGCAGGGCTGCTTGCGTGAGCTTGTCATTGCCGCCAAAGGTGGTGGCGTACAGCGCGTGGCGGGTCAGTGCGAGCTTGGCAGCGTGGCGAGCTGCCTCTGCACGGGCGATGGCTTCTTGCTTGGTCATGTCTGAACTCCTGTATCTCGGTGGTTCACGATGTCACCGCGACATCGTTGAAGCGAATCATAGCAGAACCCGGCAGGGTGTCCACAACCCAATCGGGCAACTATTTTCTAGGTGGTTACCCTAGTGCCTGATCAGGGGCCTCGGCAGGCAGGAGTATGATCCGCGCCGTCACCGTGAATACAGGAGTGCCATGAAACCCTCACCCAACAAGCCGCTGGTGGTTAGGCTGCGGCCCGACACCCGCGCCCTGCTTGACCGTGCAGCTGAAGACCAGCGCCGCAGCCTGGCCAGCATCGTGGATGAGGCTGTGCGGCAGCAGCTGCGTGACCGCTACGCCGATGTGAGCCAGCGCCTGGATCGCCTGCTGCAGGGGGCAAGATGACGCAGCAGGAGGCCATCAAGGTGCTGGACATGGCCCGCGAGGGCCAGCACCTGCCTGTCGAGGTGATACAGCTGGCGCTGTCGGTCACTGACCAGCAGCCCCAGCCTGACCAGGCCGAGCGCTATGAGCAGTTTCTAGAGGCGCTGCGAAAGGCTGGCCTGCTGTGATGCAGCTGCAGTTCATCGTGCCTGGCGAGCCGCAGGGCAAGGGCCGGCCACGCTTTGGCAACGGGCGCACCTACACGCCGGCCAAGACCGTGGCCTACGAGCAGCTGATCGCCCGCACCGCCGCCGAGGCCATGCGGCACCTGCCCTATGAGCTGACCGACCTGCCCTGCTACGTCCGGGTGGATGTCTACAAGGGAGTGCCCAAGAGCTGGACGCAGGCCAAGCGAGCGCGTGCCCTGGACGGCCAGGAGATCCCCGGCAAGCCAGACCTGGACAACGTGGCCAAGGCGGTGCTGGACGCCCTGAACGCTGTGGTCTACGCCGACGATGTGCAAGTGACCAGGCTGCTGGTGACCAAGCAATACAGCCTGGAGCCGCGCCTGGTGGTCAACGTGAAGGAAGACATCGAATGAACGAACCAACCTTCTGGGAGAAGCTGCTCGCCTTCGTGATCACGGTGGCCGCCACGGGCGCGGCCATCTGGCTGGGCACGCACGCCATCAATGCCGGGTTTGGCTTGCTGGGGGGCTGCCGATGACCCGCGACGACATCATTCGCATGGCGCGTGAGGCTCAGATGCCCTACTACTACCGCACAGGCGAGGTGACAAACCTTGAGCAGATCGAACGCTTCGCCGCCCTAGTCGCAGCCGCCGAGCGCGAGGCGTGTGCGCGTCTGTGCGAGAACATGACTCTTGAGTGGGAAGACCAGCCGAGCATCGCGCAGGCAGAGCTTGCAACTCTGATGGACTGTGCCCTCACTATTCGCAACAGGGGGCAGGAATGATCTGGGCCTGCGCTATTGCCTTGGCGCTGGCCCTGTCGCTGCCGCTGCTGCTGGTGGCCATCGCCATCGTGGCCCTGCTCCAGGACAAAGACGATGCGTAAGCGCAGCAAGTACCGCCCCAAGGGCGTGATCCAGGACACCGTCAGCCATGTGCTGGGCGGCTTTCGCCTGGTGCAGCACACGCCGCACGCCGTGACCCTGAAGATCAAGAACCACCAGGCCATGGCCAGCATGGTGGCCGGCACCGGCAGCCGCGAGGACATTGACATCCTGATCGCAGCCATGAACGTGACCGAGGCCCTGGCCATTGCTGCCGAGCTGGGCAGCGAGTACCGCACCGAGATCACTACCGCCCAGGACGCCATCCTGGCCATGGCCAAGCGCGGCCTGGAGCGCAGCCGCTTCCTGTTCACCGGGCCCGAGCTGACGAGCATGAACCTGGGCATGGAGATCCATGACGCGCAGCTGGACGCCTGCACGGTGCAGCAGCTTGAGCGTGCGCTGGACTTCGTGGCCAGGGAGCTGATCGCCAAGCGAGCGAGGGCCATCGTATGAATGAAGATCAGAACGGGTATTGGTGCGTCATCTGCGGAAGGTTCCTGCCTGCCGACGATGACGGCGTCATCGTGCATGACGACATCG